CATTAATTCAAAATAAAGAGATAAATATAATTGAAAAATCCATAAACAATGAAGTAATTTTAGACTCAGAATCACAGTGGTATGTCAAAAACAAAGATCTTAAAGTAAATCCAGAGTATGTTAGAATTCATCCAGATCAAACAATAATGAATATGCTTCAAGAAAGGGGAATAATGGCAAAAAAGTTAAGAAATAATTTAGAGGAAATTTCAAGACATCAAAATTCGAAAAAATGTTTTGATTTAAATTCTTACACTGAGGACATCGAAGAATGCTTAAATTTACATGATCAATTTTTTGAATTCTTCGACAATGTTGCTAACAGTAATTTGAAAGAATTAATAGAAAGAGCTAACATGTTCGCCAATGGAAAAAAACAAACCATATCTGACAAAGAAATTGATGAATTCAGAAATACTAAATTAGGTGCCTATTTAGATTTGATTGATAAGATGGCACAAGAATTAAATCTTTGTTTGCCGAAAAAATTAGATAAAGATCAATTTATTTTAAAGAAAATAACCGAAGGTGTTTACATGATAATAAAAACTGTGTCAGTAGACAAACATATATTCTACTCTCTTATGATAGAAAATGAATTGATTGCCTTTGAAAATAATTGTTTCCCAAAATTTGATTTTAGAAGTAAAGTTTTCTCATTTTATAAATTTAGAAGCACAAATAGAGATAAATTGTCTAATTGGCTTGGGTGTTTTCAGACAACCATGCTGACATTTCAGATGTGGAAAATGTTGAATAAATACAGAGAAGAGTCTACATCAGAATGCCAAAAAATGACATTATTTAATGTGATGTGCATTTTTGAAGATAAGCAAAACACAACAGATTTACTTCAAAACATAAGGTACTCTTATATGTCTGTTTGTTCTGGACAAAAGCCAAATGACAATCCATTTAAGATATTGACAAAGATAGGACAGCTCAGAAGTAGATTAGCTTCCTTTATATACAAAAAATTTAAAGAAAATTTCTTATTAATGAACAACAACAGACCAAAGAGAATTTCTTTGAAGACAAATGAAGAAGTTAAAGATTCACTTATATCTACAGACGTTTGGGAAAATTTAATTAATTATATAACAGGCTCTGAAATAGATTCATTTGAAATAGCTTGCAATTTGTCCTACTTAGGAAGTTACCATAACAAAGATGAAAGAGAAATTAATCAATCATATTATAGTATATATACAAAAATCATTTCGCAAGAACTATTAATGGAAAAAGCCAGACCAAATATGATGGGAATTGAATCTATAATGTCATCATCTGAGTTAAACGATCACGAATTTGACACGTCAACTGCATTATATACAGGAATTTTGATTAAGGAAAATATGGATAGGATTTTCGGAAAAGATTTATTTGAAAATGAATTGTACAGATCAATTAAAAATACACTTAATAAGAATTTCTTACAATTTGCAACTTTTAAAGCTTCTGCTGTTGAGATGAATGATAAAAAATTTGACCAAAGTAAACAATACCACAATGTAAAAGCCATAGAAGCCATTATAGATTTGTTCATTACAATGGAAAAAGCATCATTAAGTCCATTAGAACAATTCAAACATTTGTTAGAAATATTGACAAAGAGAGGAGTTTTCACATCAACTTTTATAAAAAATCAGTTGACAGGAGTTAGAGAAATATTCATTTTAGATATTATATCAAGAATTTTGATCAATTTTGTTGAAGAAATAAGTGTTTTTTTGGGAAAAAATTTAGAAAACGAGATGATGACAAAAGGAACTCAAAAATCAGATAGAATGAAGCAGTTTAAAACAAAAATTAAATCAAATATGTATCAAGATTGTGATGTTGTAATTTCAACAGAGTCTAATGATGCATCCACATGGTGTCAAAGATTTGTCATGAGTTATTTTGCATGCGTCTATTCACAAATATTGCCAAAAGAAGTTTTAAATGTTGTTTGTTCTATATTAAATTGTGTTACAAATAAGAGAATTTTACTTCCGTTTTGGCTTTTGTCCAAGTTTATCAAATCTCCAGAAACAAAGAGTTTCAAACCTGAGATTAATGAATTAAAAGATCAGTTTTTAGGATTCACAGAAAAAAACAATTTGATAAACAAAGGAGAAATTTTTCTTAAAAACAAATCAAATTTTATGCAGGGTATTTTAGGACAAACTTCTGGTATATGTCACTCAGGTATGCAATTATTGATTAGAGAAATAGATAACAGAATATTGTCTAACGAATATTTAAACGAAAAACTAAGTCCTTTTAGATTCATACAGATAGATCTAAACTCTTCTGATGATTCGACAAAAAAGAGAGCTTTGATAATATCTAAAAATTCTAAAGCGACAAAGAATTTAGCAAAGGATACACTTGAATTAATGAGCTTTGTTTCAGAAAAAGTTATGAAGTTTTCAGGATGCAAATTGTCAAAAGAAAAAACAACAAGAGATTCAAGAGAAGGTGTAACTGAATTTAATTCTGATTGGGATATCGGAAATACGACTGTGAGAATGATAATTAAAATGGTAGCAGTTATGTTTAAATTATCAGCAACTTTTAGAATGGTAGACAGATTTGAAAAATTCTCAAACTTGAGGAAAACTTTGTTAGAATTCGGAGGAGATTCATACTTAGTGGAAACATGTCAGAAATTACAAATGGAAATTCATTATAACACATTAGGCAGTGCAACAAACCAAATATTGTTTGACACATATAAACATGAATTACTTGAAAAAGAGCATCCTGCATTGGGATTTTTTTGCATCGAACCAATATGTGTAGCAGGTTTACTAGGACACGATTATGCATTTTATAAAATGTATAGAAATAATGAAAAAACAAGAAGAGTAAACAATTATTTCTTAAGTAAGAAAATGTTGATAATGCAAGAAGAAACAGATATATCCTCTCCGAATATAATGATAAAAAGTTCAAGGAATATAGGATTTATTGGTTTCAGAGAAAGAATAAAGTCCAAATTAATAATAGAAGAAACTTTTGACATCAAGCAAAAAATAGACAAAATTTTGGAGGATGCAGCAAAATATAGCGATAAATTCTTTTATTCGTACAATATAAATAAAGGAACTAAAATCAATGTTGAAGATTTGCCAAAAATAATGGAATCAATTAAAAACAATTCAAATAAAAATAAAGAATTTGAAATAAATCCAAAATTATTATACATAGGTCCTGAAACAAAATCAGACATGGCTTTTTTGTTGAGATCAAAAGCATTAATGTCATCTGCAGAACCATCTTTCATTTTTGATAAAAAGAGTAGAGTTTATGCTTTATCAGCTCATGTATTGCATAATCCTGTTGTTAAAATAGTAACACACGAAACAAAATTTTCACTTGATGACCTTAAAATGCATAGCATTAAAATTTGCAAAGCCATGAGCTTGATTAGATATGTAAAAAACCTAAAATTTGAAGATGTGGACACAAATATGCAACACATAGACATTTTGTTCAAGAAATTCAGATCATACGAGATACTAGATATGTTATACAGAGATGTGAGTGAAGATTTTAACTATAGGTATAATGAATCATCTAGAGGCATGGTAAAATTTGAATTCCATAGAGCAAATTTATTTAAGTTAACTTCATTGAAACAATGTGTATTAAAGAAATGGTTTGACCAAGAAGTTAGAATTTCTACAACATTATTAAATGTATCTTGGGAGAAATATAAAAATTTATATAATTGGCTTTCAGAAGATTACAATCAAAGTTTCACATTGTCTCCTTTTGAAACACATGAAGCTATGGCATCTTTTATAGAAACAGAAACAGATTTCACTTTAATTCCTGAGGTATTGTCTGATATAAAAACAAAAGATTTCAGATCAATAATTGAAGAACATATAAGTAAATTTAAAAGACACTTTAAACATGGTATATTAAAGCAAAATGTACAAACAGAGTTAGGAATAGAAGAAAAACTTAACTTTGTTGTGAAATGCCTTACTAGCAACATAAATATTGAAGAGAAAATTAAATTAATTAAGTTATTGGAAATAACTCAAAATGAATTAGAATATATATCAACAATATCTAAGTCAAACAAAAAATTATCAATTATTTTGAAATACATAAACAATGGAGATAAACAGGATTTCATCACAAATTTAAAATTAGAAAAAGAAGGTAAAATTTATTATTATCCGAAACCACAGCGAAGAAATAAAAATGGAGAATGGTACGGAGAAGGGATAATGGAAATTGTAATTAACGGAATAGTTTTCAACATAAATGTATATGACGATAAAGCAATAATAGAAACAACAAATAAAATATTGGCTGATATACATAAAAAAGATCTTGTTGATATTCTAACAAATGCTGGCTATTCTATGTATAATACAACAGGACAAAGAATAAATAGGAACAGATCAATATTAACTGAAAGTGAATTAAAGAAATACAAAGATGAAGAAGGATTTGAAATTGCTGAAAAAAAGAATTTAATAATTAAAGAAACAATAATAAATCAAGATATTGAGATAGAATCCAATTCTAACATGCTAAGAGTTGTGATTAGGCAAAATGAAAGGAACAAACAGACAATTATGGCTATTTCACTTGATTCATTAGATGTTAGAGCTGATTTCGAACATAACATAGGTATGGAAAATGCAGAAGATTTAGAAACTGAACTAAACAAAATTTGGATTGAAGGAAAAACATTCAATTTAGAATTATTTTCATATATGAACTTGAATATTCACATAGAAGAAGGATTCAAGAGATGGCTTAAATGGACTCTAGAAATGAAAATAAAAAATAATAAGCCCAATTTGTCAATAAATTTACTAGAAAAAACAAATGAAAAAGATGACTTTACTGAAAAAACAGACGAGGCAAACAGAGAAGAAATAGACACATATAAAACTTTATTTGAAAAGGAAATGGTGATGGATTTCGAAATAGATGAAGATATGTTTGAAGATGCAGGAAATGTAGATGAATTATACAATGATATAGATGATTATGAATTTGAGATGATGGAAGATTATGATATATTTAAATATAATTCTTATGCCAGCAAATGCAAATTTTGGGACAAAATTATAGAATTTTGCAAAAAAACTAAAAGTTACAATGATTTTTTCTTAACAAACTATAAAATTACAAATATTAAAAGCAAAAGTGTGGAGTGGATATTGGATTTAATGGGAAATAATGAAAGACAAATTTCAAGTTATAAAGAAGAATTGTTAGAAACATCATTAAATCCAACAATGCACAAATTTTATGGAAGGTTTTTCAAGAAACAATACAATGACAATGATGATAATGATCAAATAGACATAAATTCTGTTTCACTGGAAATTGGAAATCTGTCTAATGTAAATATAGATATAAATTCGTCTGTTTTCATTCAGAGTGAGAATATAGAAGAAAATTTCAAAGAAGATATTATTGAAGATCTTCATGATAGCTATGTATCAGCTATGACAAACAAAAATTTAATTAACAATAGGAAAACTAAAAGTGAAACTGGCGATGTAGGTATGTATTTTCCATAAATTTAAAACAAAACT